AGAAAAAGAAGAAAAGCTACTAAAATAAGAGAAGCTGCTTCACCTTTAGCAAAAAAATCAAAAGCACAAATGCAAATGATGAATCATGGGATGGCAGCATCAGTGGGTTCACCTATGATGAAAAAATCTGCGTACAAGAAAGATAAGAAGGTTCCTAAAATTCCTAAAAAACCATCAGGTGATATGACGCCCGTGGAAGAAATTAAGGAATTACGGTCAAAAAAGAAGCTTTATAAAGGAGGTTTAACACCTGCTGAAGAAAAAAGATTACGAGAACTAACGAAAATGTTGGAAACAGGTCCAGGTAGTTATGGTAACGAAGAGTGGGATAAAGAATAAATATTATGGCATATAAACAAAAAGGATGGTCACCATTTACTAGTATAACAGATCCGCCTAAAAACCCTGTTATCTATTATGATAAGGGTGGCAAAATGATTCCTAGAAATAAATGGGATAAATTATGGGAACCATCTTTAGAGGGAATAACAAAAGGTGATTTAATAAAAAATTGGAATAAAAATCCTAGAAGTAAAAATATTAATTTGGATAAAAAACCTAATATAAGAAAAAGTAAATAGATATGCCAGAATTTAAAAAAGACACTAGAGGGTTCAGAATGAAAGGATGGAGCCCGTTTACAAAAAAGAGTCCTATGAAATTTGTTTCATTTAGTTATTCTAGTAAAACATCTTCAGGACCTGAACCAAAGGAGGAGAAATCATCAGGAATAAAAGAACAGGTTTATGGAACAGTTGATTCAAAATCTGCTTTTAATAAAAATGGAAAAACAGATCCACCAACTGGCCAAGATATTGTTAAATCTGTAAAAGATCAAATAAAGGATTTAGAACAAGATATAGTTAAACTAAAAAGTAGAAACAATCCTGGAGATCAAAAAAGAATACAAAAACTAACACAAGAGATAAAAAGACTAAAAAGTAAGTAATAATACTTACGAGACAATTTAATTTAATCAAATAAAATATAATACCATGGAATATAACTTACCAAGTGAATTGGTGAAAAACCTAAACTTTGGTGGTGAAGCTAAAGAAAAGGTTATCACTGGAGTTAATAAATTAGCCCAAGCCGTTAAATCTACGTTAGGTGCATCAGGAAAATGTGTTATCTACGAAGATGGGAGAGGCAAGCCGGTCATTACGAAAGATGGAGTAACCGTTGCAGAAAGCGTAGTCTTGTATGATCCGGTTGAGAATATGGGCGCAACACTAATCAAAGAAGCTGCTAGAAATACAGTTAAAGAAGCTGGTGATGGAACTACAACAGCTACAGTGCTAGCAGAAGCACTAATCAAACAAATAGACACTGCACTCGCAGATGGTCTTACAATCAGAGAAATTAAAGACGGAGTAAATGAAACACTAGATAGTGTCATTAGCTACTTAAACAATATATCAGTTGAGGTAGAAGGTGATATGTTATCTTCTGTTAGTTCTATATCATGTAATAATGATAGTGAACTAGGAAAGATAATAGCTGAAGCTTATGATAAAGTAGGTAAAAATGGTGTTGTTTTAATGGAAGAAAGTGATTCTGAAGATACTTATGTCGATATAGTTGACGGTGTTCAAGTAGATTGTGGAGTAACATCTCCTCATTTCATAACTAACACGGATAAACATATATGTGAACTGGATAATCCACTGATATTAATATGTTCTTCTGAAATACCTAATATAAGAAAGATACAAAATATATTAGAACATGTTATTAAAAGTAATAGAGCTTTACTAATTGTAGCACCAGTTGCTCAATCTGTGAAAGCTGCATTATTAATGAACAAGGTTAAAGGTAATATCAAAGTAAATATCATTGACTTACCAGGCTTTGGTCCTACTAAAAAAGACACAACTGAAGATTTAGCTATATTAACTGGAGCAACTATAATTAATGAAGAGTTGGGAGATGATTTAGATATAATGAAACCAGAATATTTAGGTGAAGCTGAGTTTGCTGTAACAGATGATAAAAATACAGTATTAACACTAGAGGGAATGACAGATGATATTGAAAATAGAATAGATGAATTAAATAAGAGACTAGCGGAAGAATCAAATAGTTTTATGAAGAAAAAACTAGAACAAAGATTAGCTATGTTATCTGGTAGTGTTGGTATAATTAAAGTTGGTGCTAATTCTAAGGTAGAACTCAAAGAAAAAAGAGATAGAGTTGAAGACGCTATTTACGCTACAAAAGCTGCTTTAAAAGAAGGGATTGTACCAGGAGGTGGAATTGCACTACTAAATGCTTCACAAAAAATTAAAACAAACAAAGCTGGTAAAGTTTTGTTAAATGCTTTAAAATCACCATTTAATACTATAATGGATAATGCTGGAATGAAATCAAATATGGGAATGAAAGAAGGCTATGGATGCAATGTTATAGATGGTAGTTTTGGTAAGATGATTGACTCAGGAATAATTGATCCAGTGTTAGTAACTAAATCTGCGCTTAAGAATGCTGTAAGTGTAGCTTTAACTATAATGTCAGCAGATTGTGTAATTTCAAATATAAGAATAGAAAATGCAAGCAATTAATGACTACGTTATAGTAGATAAAATAAAAGAAGGACCAAAGAAAGTTGGTGGTTTAATTTTAACAGATGAAGTAGATGAGACGAATAGATATAAAAAAGCTAAGATAGTATCTGTCGGAAATTTAGTTGAAATGGTAACAAAAGGTGATGTAATATACTATGACGCACTTGCTGGACACGATATATCTTATAAGGATAAAATGTACAGAGTTATACGTATGAGAGATATAGTTATAGTGGAATAGTTACTATTTATAAAAAACATGTAATCTCTATAAAAGAGATTATACATAAACCATAATCCAAAATCCTTAAACATAGAATCAAAATCAATTAATTAATAATCATAAAAATTTATAAAAATGAAAGAAGTTTATTTATACTTTAGAACAATAGCAGTTTTAGGAGACGACGATTCCTCTGCTGATTCAGTTATGTTTCCATTATCTAAATTAAGAGGTATGGTTCCATCAGCTGATGATACGTTGAATATATATTTTGATCCTATGATTCCAGTGCAACATGATGATCAAAATGGATCTGTTATTAACGCTGATTACGTTGTTTGCACGGTTGGAACAAATGATCATAAAGATGCTATCACTGCATTAACGAGATTATTCGCTGGCGCTGCTAATGGTGGTATACATCACGATGGTGTTATTTCAGTTGCTGATGATTTAACTGCTACTTATGCTGTATCAGAAGTTACAGCACTTAGTACCATTTCAGTTGCTGGTGCAGTATCTTAATAGATGCGATTAACTAGTCACGATTTACGTGATTTACAAATCCTTAAGTATTACAGGCTCGTTAGAAAATGGGCCTGTAAAACTTACGGGTTAACAGACGCGGATCTTGAATTACTAATATATTTAGATTGCAAGGGACGTTTTACAAGAAATGAATTTATCGACGGAACATATACCATGAGTTGGGATAAGAACCGTTGGGAAAGATTAAAGAGGAATGGTTGGATAGAAACATGGAGACATAGAAATAGAACAACCATCAAATACTCTGTATTCAAAACCTCTTTTAAGTGTTCACACTTAATTAGTAGAATATATCGAATACTCTTAGGTGAGGAAGATATACCTACTTCAGAGAAAAGTATATTTTATAACAACAAATCATACACCGATAAGGTAATGAATAAGTCTATCGATGATATGATAAAAGATAATGAAAGATGATAGGAAATTTATTAGGAAGTTTATTCAGCAAAGTGGTAAATAATGCAGAAGGAATACTTGACCAAGTTATTACAACGGACTCAGAAAGAGCTGAAGCTAAGCACGCTCTTAAACGATTATTACTCGACGCAGAAAAAGAAGCTTTCAAGCAAGAAGTCGAAGACAGAAAGAGCGCTAGAGATTTATACAAAGACGATGCGCTTATTCAGAAAATCCTTGCCACACTTTTCACGGTGGCGTATTTTGGATTGAGTTTTATGATGTTTAGATTCTTCGTTATGGGAGATTTAGACATGGGAGAATTTGAGATAAGCTTTATCTCAACAATATTTGGCGCAATGAGCGCAAAAGTTAACACGGTTGTCGATTTCTTTTTCGGCGGATCGGCTAAAAAGAATAATGAACAACAAAATAACAATAAATAATTATGGGAATAAATTCAACAGGAGTTGCTTACAACTTCGGGCAATTAGGTAGTGCTTATACCGATTTAGCAGCACAAATAATAGTACCACCTAAAGATCACGTGATAGTTGCGATTCAAGCTGTATCTACAGCAGATGTAGTACCAACAATTTTAACACCAGAACAGTTAGATAGTAATGGGCCAAACTTTCTTCACTTTGGTTTAGAAGGTAGTAGTGCTACTTTTATATCGGGAGCAAATACAGGTAATATCAATGGTGTTGTATCAGTAGCTTTAACAGATAACGCTGGTAGTAATATAACAACAGTGGCATTAAGTGGTGGCGCTAATGCTAAAGTAAAAGTAGGTCAATTTGTTTTATTAGCAAATGATGACGCACAAATAGATGGTGGACCAGCTTTAGCTATAGACGCTCAAACACCGACACCTATTTACAATGGACCAAACGCTAGAGGTGTTAAAATATCTAAAGTAGATGGAGCAAATGTTACGTTAGAAGGTCATGGTAGTACTTCATTTACTGGAATATCACCTGATAGTCAAATGTTAATATGTATCGATGAACATCACGGAGCTGGTGGCATGGATGCTACTGGGCTAGCTATATCCGCAGGTACAACTATATATGGTAGATGGGCTTCATTTGCTACAACTGACGGTGATCCAGCAATTTGTTATTTTGGTAAATAATGGCACTGGGTAATAACGCGGGTAAAGGTACCGCTAGACATAAAGGTCAAACAATTAGATCAATTAAACAACGTAGAGTTGCTAAAGACTACACAGAGATTCAGGCTTCTGCCGTACAGGGTAGTAGTGCTTGCTCGGAGAGTAATCTTAATGTAACTTACTATCATGATGGTTCCCATGTTAGTGGCTTACCAGTTACTGCGGGTGATAAGATTTACACAAGAAAACGAGCTAATTCAAAATTTCATCCTGTAAATGGGCATATTAAAGTAGGTCCTGATAGAGGAAGATATAGCAACATACAAGTTCAAGATGGAGCGGTACGTGCTCCTGGAGGAGTAGTTTGTCCTTAAATAACAATTAATAATTAAATTAAATAAAATTAAATAAAATGGCAAAAAATAAAGAAAAAGTATTAGACGTAAAAGAAAGAAAAGAAAAGGTTTCAAAAGAGCATTTAGATGAAATGTTACAAGTTGCAAACAAAATAAATGCTTTGCAATTTAATATAGGTAGACTAGAGTCTCAGAAACACAAACTTTTACACGAATTAGCCTTAGGCAATGATACGATTTCATTAGTACAAGATAAAATGGTGAAAGAATATGGTACTTATGATATAAATCTAACTGATGGAACTATTAACTGGCCTAAAGATGAAAAATAATATAATTAGAAAAATCACTATAGGTAAAGACTATAAGAATGATTCTATGCACTACTCTGTTGGACAAGAGGTTTATGGAGGACATAAGATCTGTGATATAATAGAAGAAGAAGATAAATACTGTATTTATATTAAAAAAGGAGATATAGTTATACCTTGGAAAGATTTTAATAAAAATATGGCTATATCAATTGAGTATAATCTAGAATACTAATGAAAGCTTATAAAGAATTTATAGTATCACCTATTGGAGAAAGATATAATAATTCTAAAAAAGTTGATGATAAAGAACTTATTTTAAATACTGAAATATTTAATCATCAATACTGTAATAGGAATGCAAAAATAATCGCTACTCCATTATTATTTCAATCACCTTTAAATGTAGGTGATGAAGTAATAATACATCACAATGTGTTTAGAAGATGGTTAGATGTTAAAGGAGTTGAAAGAAATAGTAGATCTTATTTTAGAGATGACAAATATTTAATATCAGAAGATCAAATATTTCTTTATAAAAACAATGGTTGGAAAGCTATGCCTGGATATAGTTTCGTTAAACCCTTAAAGTCTGTTAATAAATATAATATTAACAACGAAAAACCACTAATTGGTATAATAAAGTATTCTGACGGTACTTATAACAAAGAAGAATTAGTTGGTTTTACACCTAATAGTGAGTACGAATTTATTATTGATGGTGAAAGATTATATAGAGTTTTAAATAAATTTATTACAATTAAATATGAATATCAAGGAAACGAAGAAGAATATAATCCAAGCTGGACACAAAGCGGTTGAAGAACTAATTAAAGTTGCTAGAGAAGAGATAGTTGATTCAGACGAAGATATATCAGCAGATAGATTAAAGAATGCTGCGGCTACTAAAAAATTAGCTATATTTGACGCTTTTGAGATATTAAACAGAATCCACGAAGAAGAAGCTATGCTCGAAGGAAAACCAATAGAAGAAGAAAAGAAAAACACTTTTAAAGGATTCGCAGAAGGAAGATCTAAGTAATGTACGAACAAACGTTATATAAGGTTATAGAACCAATAAAGTTAAACACTTTAAAAAGATTGAATAAATCTAAAAAGTGGAAGTATGGTTATAATAAAGAAAACGATGTTGTAGTTATATCTAAAACTGGAATGATAGGAGAAATACTTGAAATTCAAGGTTTTAAAATAGCACTTCCAAAAGAACCTAAAGAGGTTTATTCTTGTAGTAAAAATAAATCAGAGCAAAAATGGAGACAGTTCCCTGCTAACCCTGATTTTAAAAGAATTAAAACAGTGTTCGATTGGCAAGGATATCCAGATGAATTTAAAGAAAAACACTATAGTTATATAGACGAGGAGTTTAGAAGAAGAGAAGAAGGATTTTGGTTTATGAATAACGGAAAACCAACATACTTAACTGGTACACATTATATGTATCTTCAGTGGAGTAAAATAGATGTTGGAGCTCCGGATTTTAGAGAAGCAAATAGATTATTCTTTATATTTTGGGAAGCTTGTAAGGCGGATAGTAGAAGTTATGGAATGTGTTATTTAAAAAATAGACGTTCTGGATTTTCTTTTATGAGTTCAGCCGAAACAGTTCATCAAGCTACATTAGCTAGTGATAGTAGATTTGGTATATTATCTAAAACTGGTGCCGATGCGAAAAAGATGTTTACAGATAAAGTGGTGCCTATAAGTTTAAATTATCCATTCTTCTTCAAGCCGATACAGGACGGTATGGATCGACCAAAGTCCGAACTCGCTTACAGGGTACCCGCTAAAAAGTTTACTCGTAAAAAGATGAGGGAACGAGAGGAGCAAGATGATATGGAGGGACTAGATACAACTATAGATTGGAAGAATACAGGTGATAATAGTTATGATGGTGAAAAACTTTCTTTATTAGTACATGATGAAAGTGGTAAATGGGAGAAACCTGATAATATAAAAAACAACTGGAGAGTTACAAAAACTTGTTTACGGTTAGGTAGTAGAATCATAGGTAAATGCATGATGGGTTCAACAAGCAACGCTTTAGATAAAGGAGGAGATAATTTTAAAAACTTATACTATAATTCAGATGTTACACAAAGAAACCGTAATGGACAAACTAAGTCAGGATTATATTCTCTGTTTATCCCTATGGAATGGAACTACGAAGGATTTATTGACGAATATGGACAACCCGTGTTTAACACTCCTGAACAAGAGACATTTGATCCACATGGAATAGAAATAGAATATGGAGTTATAGATCACTGGGATAATGAAGCAGAAGGATTAAAAGATGATCAAGACGCTTTAAATGAATTTTATCGTCAGTTTCCAAGAACTGAAGAACATGCGTTTAGAGATGAAACGGGAAATAGTTTATTTAATCTAGTGAAAATATATGAGCAAATAGATTATAACGAAGGAAATAGAAACTCATCAGTATTGACACCAGGTAATTTTCAATGGGCCGGTGGGATAAAAGATACTAGAGTGATATTTACCCCAAGTGCTAATGGTAGATTTCGTGTTAGTTGGATTCCAAAAGCTGAATTACAAAACAGTGTTATAATGAAAAATGGAGTTAGACATCCAGGTAATGAACACTTAGGAGCTTTTGGTTGTGACTCTTACGATATATCAGGAACAGTAGATGGTACTGGATCAAAAGGAGCTTTACACGGATTAACTAAGTTTTCAATGGAAGACGCTCCAGCAAATACATTTTTCTTAGAATATATAGCAAGACCTCAAACGGCTGATATATTTTTCGAAGATGTTTTAATGGCATTAGTATTTTACGGAATGCCAATATTAGCAGAGAATAACAAACCAAGGTTGTTATACTACTTAAGAAGAAGAGGGTATAGAGGTTTTAGTATGAACAGACCAGATAAGGTTTGGAACAAATTATCAGTTGCAGAAAAGGAAGTTGGTGGTATACCAAACTCCAGTGAAGACGTAAAACAAGCTCACGCGGCTGCAATTGAAATGTATATTAATGATTACGTCGGTTTATTAGAAGACGGATCATATGGTGATATGTATTTTAACGATACATTAAATGATTGGTCAAAGTTTGACATAACAAAAAGAACAAAATATGATGCCTCTATAAGTTCTGGTTTAGCCATAATGGCTTGTAATAGACATTTGTACAAACCAAATCCTGATAGAGTAAAAACTTCTTTAAATTTGAGTATATCAAAATATAATAACAAAGGAATTACATCTAGAATAATAAAACAAAAAGTATGATAACAGAGTCTGTTGTAAATTTTCCATCGCAAGCGGTTAGTGACATAGAAAAACTTAGTGAAGACTATGGTTTAAAAGTTGCTAGAGCTATAAGACACGAGTGGTTTTCTGGAAATAGAAATAAATTTAAAAGTAATTTAGATAATTTTCATCAATTAAGATTGTATGCTAGAGGTGAACAGTCAGTTGAAAAATATAAAAATGAATTATCTATAAATGGTGATTTATCATATTTAAATCTAGATTGGAAACCTGTACCAATAATATCTAAGTTTGTAGATATTGTTGTTAACGGTATGGCACAGAGAACTTTTGATATAAAATGCTACTCTCAAGATCCAAGTGGAGTTGATAAGAGAACGAAATACATGGAGTCTATACTGAGAGATATGAGAGCTAAGGAATTTAATCAAATCGCTCAAGCTCAATTTAATGTAGATTTATATGAAAATGATCCAGACCAATTACCTGATACAGAGCAGGAATTACAATTACATATGCAGCTTAATTATAAACAGGCTGTTGAAATGGCTGAAGAACAGGCTATAACTGTTTTATTAGAGGGTAGTAATTATGATTTAACTAGAAGAAGATGTTTATATGATTTATGCACAATAGGTATAGGTGCAACTAAAACAACTTTTGATTTCACAGATGGTGCTCAAGTTCAATACGTTGATCCAGTTAATTTAGTTTACTCTTATACTAACTCTCCATATTTCGAAGATATATATTACGTTGGTGAAGTAAAAGAAATACCTGTTAATGAATTAGTAAAAGAATTTCCAGATTTAACAGAAGAGGAAATAAAAGAAATAACAGATAAATCAACAGATCCATTAAGACACACTCCACATAGAGATAAAAATAAAATAAACGTTTTATATTTTAATTATAAAACATTTGGAAATAATGTTTATAAACTAAAGAAAACTGCAGCTGGAGGAGAAAAGGTTATAGAAAAAGACGATACATTTAATCCACCTGAAGATAAAGAAGGAGATTTTAGTAAACTACAAAGAGTTGTTGAATGTTTATATGAAGGTGTTTATATATTAGGATCTGATAAATTATTAAGATGGCAAATGGCTCCAAACATGATGAGAAGTCAAGCTAATTTTAGTAAAGTAAAAATGAACTATCAAATTGTTGCTCCTAAACTATATGATGGTAGAATAGAATCACTAGTTGGTAGAATAACTGGTTTTGCTGATATGATTCAATTGACACACCTTAAATTACAACAGGTTATGTCAAGAATGGTACCAGACGGTGTATACCTTGACGCAGATGGACTTGCTGAGATTGATTTAGGAAACGGAACAAATTATAATCCACAGGAAGCTTTAAACATGTTCTTCCAGACTGGTAGTGTTATTGGTAGAAGCTTTACATCAGAAGGAGATATGAATCCTGGTAAAATACCAATTCAACAAATACAAAATGGAGCTGGTGGAAATAAAATACAAAGTTTGATTGGTGCGTACAATTATTATTTACAGATGATAAGAGATGTGACTGGACTAACTGAAGCTAGAGATGGTACAACACCAGATGAAAGAGCTTTAGTTGGTGTACAAAAACTAGCAGCAGCAAATTCTAATACAGCAACTAGACATATATTGGATTCTATGCTGTATTTAACAGCTGAAACATCAGAATGTTTATCTTTAAGAATAGCTGATATAGTTGAGTATTCTCCAACAAAAGAAGCGTTTATTCAATCTATAGGTGCACACAACACGGCTACATTAGAAGAGATGTCTAATCTACATCTTCATGATTTTGGTATATTTATAGAATTATTACCAGATGAAGAAGAAAGACAAACCTTAGAAAATAACATACAGGTTGCACTAGGACAAAAAATGATTGATCTTGACGACGCTATTGATATTAGAGAAATTAAAAATATAAAACTAGCTAATCAACTTCTTAAGTTAAAAAGAAGAAAGAAAATGGAGAGAGATCAAGCTATGGCTCAACAGAATATGCAGGCTCAAGCACAATCTCAACAAATGGCAGCGCAAGAAACAGCTAAGGTTGAAATGGAAAAAGATCAAGCAAAAGCTCAAACAGAAGAAAACTTAGAGCAAGTTAAAAATGCTTTAAAAATAAAATATCTTAGACAAGAAGCTATTGTTAAAAAAGAGTTGATGATGTTAGAATATGAATTAAATTCTAAGATAAAAGAAAAAGAAAGAGAAGTCTCAACAAACTTAGAAAGCATACGAGAAGATAGAAAAGATGAAAGAGTAGATAGACAAGCAATGCACCAAAAAAGCATGATTGAGCAAAGAAAAACAAGTGATTCACTTAATAAATTTGAATCATCAGGTAATGATATACTTACAGGGAGAGCAGATCTTGATAGATTTACTCCTTAATATTTAATATTTTATAAAATTTTATTATGGCAAAAAAAGAGAACAAGGTTGAAGAACCAAAAGTCGAGGAGACTAAAGTTAAAAAACCAAAAAACGAAACTAAAGATAATGTTACTAAGGTTAAAATAGAAAAACCTAAAGAAACTATTACTAAAGTTGATTTATCAAAACCACCAGTAAAAGACGAAGAGGTTAAAGAAAAACCCGTCGAAGAAGAGGTGGTCGTAGTCAATGCTGAACCAGAAGTCAAAGAAGTTGTTGAAGAAAAACAACAAGAAGAAGCACCAATTATACAAGAGGTTACAAATGAAGAAGTAACTAAAGTTGAACAAGAAGTTCAAGAAGCTGTAGTTGAAGCTCAACAAACTGGAAGGCCACTACCCGAAAAAGTTGAAAAACTTATAAGTTTCATGGAGGAAACAGGTGGTGATTTAAAAGACTACGTAGAATTAAATAGAGACGTTTCCAAAATGGACGACTCTGATGTACTTGATGAATATTATCGTAAAACTAAATCTCATTTAACACCAGAAGAAAGAGGGTTTTTACTACAAGATTCCTTTGGTTATGATGAAGAGGAGGACGATCCTAAAGACATTAAGAAAAAGAAAATAGCCCTTAAAGAGCAAGTTGCCGAGGCTAGAGCCCACTTAGACAGGCAAAAGTCTAAATACTATGAAGAAATTAAAGCTGGAAGTAGATTGACAGAAGATCAACAGAAAGCTATAAACTTCTTTAATAGATACAATAAGGAAACTGAACAGCAGAATAAATTAAATGAAGCTACTAAACAAGCATTCTTAAAGAAAACTGAAAATGTTTTCAATAATGATTTCAAAGGTTTTGATTATCAAGTTGGAGACAAAAAATTCAGATTTAATGTAAAAGATGTTGATAAAGTAAAGCAGACTCAAAGTGATTTAAATAATTTTGTTAACAAATTTGTTGGTAAAGATAATAGAACACTAGAGGATGCTAATGGTTATCACAAGTCTTTATACACAGCTATGAATGCTGATACTATTGCTAAACACTTTTATGAGCAAGGTAAGGCCGACGCGATTAAAGATCAAATTGCTAAAGACAAGAATATAGATACTAACCCGCGTCAAACTCACGGTGAAGTAAAAGCTGGAGGCTTTAAAGTTAGAGTTTTAGGCGATTCTTCCGCTGATATAAAAAACAGATCCTTTAAGATTAGAAAAAAGAATTAAAAACAATTTAAAAATTAATTATTATGGCAATTACTGCGGGAGGTAATTTAAATAGCGTACCTGCTCCAAGGAAGCAAACGTTATCAACAAATTACCTAGACTTAGCTAACGCATCGAATGCGGGCTGGTCACAACAATACGTACCTGACTTAATGGAGCAAGAAGCTGAGGTATTCGGTCCACGAACTATCTCTGGTTTCTTATCACAAGTCGGTGCAGAAGAATCTATGACCGCTGATCAAGTTGTTTGGTCAGAACAAGGTAGATTACATTTATCTTACAAAGGTCTCGTTACTAACTCTACTGGTGCAAATGCGGGTACTGGTGCAACAAATACTATAACAGTTACAACTGATATTGATGGTTTAACGCCAACTAAACATGGTGTTAGAGTTAATGATACAGTTATTATAGCAAATTCCAATGGAGTTCACAAATGTCTAGTAACTGCTGTTACTGGTGATTTAGCTTTTGAAGTATTAGCTTATGATTTAGGAGCTGGTGGTTTAACAGACACAACTGACACTACTGGAACAACTATATTAGTTTATGGTTCTGAGTATGGTAAAGCTACTTCATATATGGATGGTGGTACTGCTACTACTCAAAGTGATTCAAGAAATGCTAACGAACCTGTTTTCAAAACTTTTCAAAACAAACCAATTATAATGAAAGATTACTACGAAGTATCAGGATCTGATGTTTCTAGAATTGGTTGGGTTGAAGTTTCAAATGAAATGGGTGAATCTGGTTATCTATGGTACTTAAAGGCTGAAGCTGACACAAGATCAAGATTTACTGATTACATTGAAATGGCAATGCTTGAAGCTGAGAAGAATGTTACAGGAACTAGTGTTATTGATGGATCTAATCCTATGGCGAATACTGCTGGTGATTTAGTTGGTACAGAAGGTTTATTTGCTGCTATTGAAGATAGAGGTAATATAACTACAGGTGTTACAGGTGTTAACGCTGCTACTGATTTAGCTGAGTTTGATGCTATTTTAGCTGAGTTTGATAAACAAGGCGCTATTGAAGAATACATGATGTTTGTTAATCGTGCTACTAGTTTAGCTATCGATGACATGCTTGCTTCAATGAATTCTTACGGAGCTGGAGGTACTTCTTACGGAGTATTTGACAACGACGAGAATATGGCTTTAAATTTAGGTTTCTCAGGATTTAGAAGAGGTTCTTATGACTTCTACAAATCTGACTTTAGATACTTAAATGACTTAGCAACAAGAGGAGGTATAAATGCAGCTGCTGGAGCTAACGCTATCAGAGGTGTTATGGTTCCTGCTGGAATGTCTTCTGTTTATGACCAACAAATTGGTTCGAATATGAAGAGACCATTCTTGCATGTTAGATATAGAGCTTCTCAAACTGATGATCGAAGAATGAAATCTTGGGTTACTGGTTCGGTTGGAGCTGCTACATCAGCGCTTGATGCGATGCAAATTCACTTTTTAACTGAAAGATGTTTAGTTACACAAGGTGCAAACAACTTTATGTTAATGAAGTAGGACTATTTATTTATAAGGGCGGTCTAGTATCGCCCTTATATTTTTTTTTAATTTATATTATATTATATTATGGCAAAGAAAAAGAAAGAAGCTATGGTTGAAGAACCAATAGTTGAAGAAACGGTTACTATAGAAGAACCAGTGGTTGAAACTCCTAAAGTAAAAAAAGAAGTTAAACCCGAACCAAAAAAAGATAAATGGGAAATAAAAGATAGAATTTACTATCTTAAAGGTAGAAAAAAACCACTATCTTATTCTATAAAATCATCTAATGTGTATTACTTTGATGAAGAGAAGGGTCATGAAAGAGAATTGAAGTATTGTCAAAATCAAAAAACTTCATTTGTTGATGAAATGCAGGGTGACCAAAGATTGGAACATATTGTGTTTAGAAGTGGTAGTCTTTACGTACCAAAAGAAAAAACTACTTTACAAAAATTACTATCACTATATCATCCGCATAAAGATTTAATATACTACGAGCACAAACCGGTTGAAATAGCTGAGAATCAATTAGATTGGTTGGAGTTTGAAGTAGAGGCATTAAAAATAGCTAAAGATTTAGATATTGACATGGCGGAAGCTATCATGAGAGTAGAGATTGGATCTGATGTTAATAAGTTGAGTTCTAAAGAACTTAAAAGAGATTTATTATTATTCGCTCGAAACAATCCTAAATTATTCATAGAGTTAACTACGGATGAAAATGTTCACTTAAGAAACTTTGGTATAAAAGCTGCTGAAGCTGGGATAATTAGATTATCTAGTGATCAAAGATATTTTGTGTGGTCCTCTAATGATAGAAAAATCATGACGGTTCCATTTGATGAACATCCATATTCAGCGTTAGCTGCTTGGTTTAAAACTGATGAAGGAATGGAAATATTCGCAAATATAGAAAAAAGATTGAGTTAATAATCTTTTAAACTAGTAGAGATAGCCACCCGAAAGGAGTGGCTATTTTTATTTAAATGCTAACCTTTCTCGTTATTATGTAACTATAATAAAGTAAAATATATATTAATATGAAATCAAAAGGTTTAGGCGATTCTGTGGAGAAGATAACTAAAGCCACAGGTTTAAAAACATTAACACAACTAATGACACAATCTATGGGTAAAAAAGATTGTGGATGTAATAAAAGAAAGGAATGGTTGAATAAACAATTTCCTTATAAACAATAATAAATATGATAAGTGTAGATACAGTATATCAGAAAGTATTAACTCTACTCAACAAAGAGCAGAGAGGTTATTTAACTCCACAAGAGTTTAACTTAATGGCTGGTAAGGCCCAAATGGAGATATTTGATGGTTATTTTCATGATTTAAAAATAGCTTTTCATAAAATGAAAACCGACATTAATCATGCTGATGAGGTAGAGATGATAAATGAAAAGTTACAGAAATACAAAAGAAGTATAAACCAATCTCAAACTGCTAATACAGCTACTTTTAGTTTACCAGCAAATACATATTATTTAGAAGCTATATCAGTAGCTTCTACTGGTGCTGAAGTTATAGAGTTATCTCAAAAGGAACTACTATATTCTCAACAACATCCTTTAACAAAAGCTACAACAAGTAGACCTATTTATACTAGAACTGATAACACTATAACGTTATTACCAATTCCAACGGAAGCAACAGACTACACTATTGATTATTATAGAAAACCATATCCACCAAAATGGACTTATGTTGTAGTAAAAGGAAGAGCTTTATTTAATGTTTCAGATAGTACACAAAATGATTTTACACTTCATTTCTCGGAAGAGGAAAATTTAGTCTCTAGAATACTACAGTTATCTGGCGTGATAGTTCAAAAACCTGGAATAATGGAGGTTGGTACCGTAGAAAGAGCAGATATTAAAACGCAACAAAATAATTAATTATGGGATTACTAGACAATCAAACTCAATATCAATATTATACAGGTGGTGATTACGGTTCCTATCAATTTGTAACTTTGGATAATATTATAAATGCTTTTATGTTTACCTATGTTGGAGAAAGCAAGATATTAAATAAAGTTAATAGAACCGATGTTCAGTTTCATGCTATGAGAGCTGTTCAGGAATTATCATATGATGTTTTTAGATCTGTAAAATCTCAAGAAATAGAATTGTCAAGTACATTAAAAATGATAATACCTCAAGACTATGTTAATTACGTTAAGTTAACAAGCGTTGGTAGTGATGGTATAGAAAGAAATCTATATCCAACTGGTAAAACATCAAATCCTTTTGCTATAACTCAAGATGATAGTGGAAATTATATTTATGATAATTTAAACGTCAATCTTGATGAACAGGATCCAAGTGACACGTGGGAGGATTATCAAACCGCTTCGACTCCAACTACCTCTGTAAATGCTACAGATTCTACAGATATCGAGATTGATCATAGAGGTAGAAGGTATGGATTAGACCCACAACACGCTCATGAACATGGTAGCTATTATATTGATCCATTAAAAAACTACATTCACTTTAGTTCTAACTTATCTGGAAAAACAATAATATTAAAATATATTAGTGATGGATTAGGTACTGACGCTGAAATGGTTGTACATAAATTCTGTGAAGAAGCTGTTTACAAATGGATAGCTTACGGTATATTATCAACAAGATCTAATGTTCCAGAAATGTTAGTACAGAGATTTAAGAAAGAAAAATTTGCTGAAACTAGAAAAGCAAAAATCAGATTATCTAATATTAAGATAGAAGAATTTACTCAAGTTCTTAAAGGAATGAGTAAACAAATAAAATAAAATTATGCCAGAAATTAAACATACTTTTGCGGGCGGTAAAATGAACAAGGATATCGACGAAAGACTTGTTCCTAATGGAGAGTATAGACATGCTATGAATATACAAGTTAGGACAACAGGTGGCGATGGAAATGCTGGTGTTGGAGATTCTGGAGCTGTTCAAAACATACAAGGAAATAAAGCTATTTTATCTAGTGTTCATCACGAAACCCCTTATAGTAGCAATACACCAGGTAACGTACCCACCGTTGTAGGTAGCGTTGCTCATGAAAAATCAAATAAAGGTTATTTTTTTGTAGCAGGTACTAAACCGGGACCCATTGTACAGGCGGGTGGTTTTAATTCAGATATTAAATTATTTATAGATACAATAGTAGAGGTTGATACTGGAACCGGAATTGAAGATCCAACTATAGAACCTGTATTTGTAGATAAATATGCTATTTTAGCTAAAACGTCAGATCATTTAAATATTGATCAACAAGTTATTCCATCAGTTGATGGTGTTAATACTTCTGAGGTACAAGTTAGTGCTGAGTTAGCATCACACCTAAGAAGAGGTATGGTGGTTAGAGGTTTTGGTAATAACTTTAGTGATCCTAATACTACCACTGGTGCTTTTAATGAGCTGTTAACACGGAATGAAATACACGAGATAACTGATGATAATATTGTTAAATTTAAAGATCCATTATTCATAAATTTAGCACCAGGAATAGATCCAACAAATGCACCTCCTGGAAACTGGCTCCAAATAACAGCTCTTATATTTGAGGCACCTAGAGTTTTGAATTTTGATAACGAGAAAAAGATATCAGCGATAAATGTTTTAGATGACTTATTGATATGGACTGATGGTAAAACAGAGCCTAAAAGAATAAATATACAAGCTTCTAAGGATTCAACATCTACCTACACGAGACATACAACAGATACTGACGCGATTGCAGAAGAGTTGCAGTTATCAATAGCAAATTCTGAAGCAGATGGAGACAGTTTTGGTATAGAAGAGGCAAGTGCAACTATCATAAAAAGTCCCCCTAGAAAAGCACCTATACTAGAACTAAGTACATCAACAAGAAGTGGCACGGTTACTGTTGGTGGTATAGAGCAAGATTTTGCAGGTTTAGATCCAACATTTGGACCTGGTAGTTCTGTGAGCTTTACTAATTCAGCTTTATCAGGTGCTGTAGATTCACCCATTAATTGGACTAACAACGATGTTTTAATTTTTACTGAAGAAATTGTCGATGTAGAAAATAGAGGAATTATAAGGGCTACTATTGACAATTTTAATCCAGAAAATGGACAAATATTCTTAACAATTATATCTATAAATAATGAGTACACACCGCAATCAGCTACGGTCACTGGTTCTGGCATATGGACTATTGAGTTAGATGACAGAGATCCTTTGTTTGAATTAAAACTTGGAAGATTTGGATTAAGATATAAATATGATAATGGAGAATACTCTAGTTTTGGTCCTTGGTCTCAATTAGCTTTTTTACCCGGCAAGTATGATTATAACCACAAAAGAGGTTATAATTTAGGTATGGTAAACACAGTTAGAAGTCTAAAGATTAAAGGTTTTATTCCAGAGTATGAAATTATGCCACCTAATTTGGAGGCGGTTGAGATATTGTGGAAAACAACTGAATCCCCAAATGTATACATCGTAAAAACAATATCAAAAGGTAAAGATCCTGAATGGGACGATTTTACGGTTACTCCGCAGAATTATAACACAGGTCAACTAGTTATAACGTCAGAAATGATACATAGAGTTGTTGAAAAGAATCAACTACTTAGAGCTTGGGATAATGTTCCTAGGTATGCTAAAAGTCAAGAAATAGCTGCCAATAGAATCATCTATGGAAACTATACTCAAGGATATAGTTTAAGTAAAGCTTTAGGATTAAATCAAAATCTTAAAAGCTATAATGACGCTACGGAAAGTAATCCAAAAGGATCCGTAAAGTCAATGAGGAATTATAAGTGGGGCGTTGTATTTGGTGACAAGTATGGTAGAGAAACACCAGTTATAACAGGTGGTTACTTAGAGGGAGAAAGTGAGAATAACTTCGAAATGCAATCTGGAGACGTTTCAGTTTCAAAGCAATTTGCATCTATGAGAAATTTGTTTGAAATAAAGCAAATTTGGAACTATGGAATGCCAAGTGGTATTCCAGATGAATGGATAGAGTATGTTAAGTATTACGTTAAGGAAACTTCCAACGAATACTACAACTTAATTATGGATAGATGGTATGAAGCAGAGGATGGAAACCTATGGTTATCATTTGCTTCAGCAGATAGAAATAAAATAGATGAAGAAACATATTTAAATTTAAAGACTAAACATGGTTCTAGTGAACCTGTAACCGTTGACGCTAGATATAAAGTGTTAGCTATAGAAAACGAACCACCAGATTTCATTAGAGTTGATCCTAGAATAATGGGTAAGGTTAAAGTTGGACCCACACTTTATCTTGACCCTACTGCTGATGGTAACGCTGGAGTTGGAAGTATATTTTCAGAAAATGGATTTAACACTGTAGATAATGCACCGGATAATTTAGCTTCAGAAACATCTTTAAAATTAGAACAATTTGGTAATTTTTTAAAAGATTATGATTCTAAAGGAGATTTACAGATTAGAGTTGCTGCTCAAAATGGTAATGGTGATTGGAAATATGGATCTAATTGGCAAACATTAACATATTATACTACGCTAGATGAAAATGGAACTCAAGCTGTGATTAGATGGAGAAAACCATTTGGTGGTGCTGGATCTGATATGAGACAGTATTTCCAAGCTGACGAAGGTATAACTGGTGAACTTGGATTTGATGGAGCTATATCTGGTTTAACTTATCACATAGAATTTAGAGAAATGGTTGTTGTTACAACAGCTGCAGAATTTGAAGGTAAGTTTTTTGTTAAAATAGAAAGAGATGACATACTAGAAACTCAAGTAA